CAGTTGGTATTGGATCAAGCGTTATCACTGGAATCACAACGACTAATATTGTTGTGGGAGATAGAGTAAGATTAAGTGTTGGATATAATAAACCATACAACTTTATACCTGCTGATATTTTTGTTCAATCTATTGGATCTGGATCTTTAACGATGTCAACATCTGCCACAAATGTTGGTATTGCAACGTCAGTGTTTGAATTTGGTATTGAGAATTGTGGAATTGTAACTGGAATTGCTGTTACTTTTGGTGGTGGTGGATATTTGGCACCGCCTACTGTAACCATTTCCAATGAGGTATCGGAGAAGAATTATGTCGAAGAAGTTGCTGGTATTGCCACTGCGACGGGAATAGCGACTGTAAGTGCAGCTGGAACAATATCGCATTTGAATATCTTAGATGCTGGTTATGGATATGTAATTGAACCGGAAATAACAGTTTCTGCATCAGAATCAAGTGGATCAGGAACTTTTGTGTTCAATGAAATTGTTACTGGATCTGTGAGCGGATCAACTGGAAGAGTTGTGGTCTGGAAAGCTGACGATAGTATTCTAGAAATTTCATCTGTAACTGGAGAATTTACTTTTGGTGAGACAATTACCGGATCTACTTCAGGAGCCTCTTATGATCTTAGATCAGTTAATATTCAACCTGCAGATGATGGATTTGCTGATAATATCAATATCGAAACTGAGGCAGATTCTATTCTAGACTTTAGTGAGCAGAACCCATTCGGGATCCCCTAAATAATATCACTCTCAGTATATTGTAATTCCATAAGGATAAAAAATGTTTGAATATTTTTATAACGAGATTTTGAGAAGAACCATTGTATCTTTTGGTACTCTTTTTAATTCTTTAACTATCAAACAAACTAACTCGTCTGACAATGTGATCAACACTGTCAGAGTTCCCCTGTCCTATGGGCCTACTCAAAAATTTCTTGCAAGACTTGAGCAGCAAGCAGATCTCAATAAAGGAACTGCGATAACATTGCCAAGAATGTCATTTGAGTTTACTGGAATGACTTATGATCCTGCAAGAAAGGTATCAACAACGCAGCAGTATACTGTAAAGGATCCAAATGATGGATCAGAGTCAAAGAAAGTATACATGCCAGTTCCTTACAACATGCAGTTTGAACTGAGCATCATGACAAAGTTAAATGATGATGCATTACAAATTGTAGAACAAATTTTACCATACTTTCAACCATCATATAATTTAAGTGTAGAATTAGTCGAATCAATACAGGAGAAACGTGATATTCCAGTGATACTTGAAAATATCACCATGCAAGATGATTATGATGGAGACTTTACAACTAGAAGAGTTCTTCTCTATACCTTAAGATTTACAGCAAAAACGTATCTGTTTGGTCCTGCTACATCTGCGACCAAGGATATCATCAAGAGAGCAACTGTCAGTTACCTTACTGGAACAGACATCACAAATACTACAAGAGAAGTTACATATTCTACTGTTCCAAGAGCAACCAAAAATTATACCGGAGATGCATCTACCACTGTTTCTGTTGATACCTCCAAGACTGGTAAGATAATTGAGGTTGAGAGTGCAAGTGGTTTGACTGCCAAGTCTTACATAGTAATCGATGATGAGAGTATATTCATTAAGTCTATCACTGATAACAAACTAACTGTTCTAAGAGGACAAGATAAAACAACTGCAACAGAACACCTTAGAGGTGCAGAGGTGCATATCATCAATGCTGCAGATAATGCATTAATTGAGGAAGGTGATGACTTTGGATTTAGTGGTTCGTTAACATGACAAGTAAATTTGATAGTTTAAATGATGAGTTCAACGTCAAGGGAGACATTGTGCAGTCTGAAGTTGTTAATGCAAAGATAGAAAAAGTAAAAGAAACAACAGATGATGTCAAGAAAGACTATGATTATACAAGGGGTAATCTTTATAGTATAATCGAAAAAGGGCAAGAAGCAATTAATGGTATTTTAGAACTTGCACAAGAAAGTGAGATGCCTAGAGCATATGAAGTTGCAGGCCAATTGATTAAAAATGTTGCTGATGCCACAGATAAACTGATGGATCTTCAGAAAAAACTGAAGGATGTCGAAGAAGAAAAACAATCTCGCGGACCCTCTACTGTTAATAACGCATTATTTGTTGGATCCACAGCAGAACTTGCAAAGATGCTGAAACAGGGCGTAAAAGAGGAGAATAAATAATAGAGACGGAGTTATATTTAACGTGGCATTAAAGAAGCCTTCAGATTTTTTTGGTAAGAATAAAAACGACTTTGACAAAATCAAAGATACTGTTTCCACGGAAAAAATTGAAACGGTATCTGAGGCTTTTAGTGCTTTTAAAACAAACTTAAATCATATTCAGTCTATATCAGATTTCTCAGATACAGTTGAGAACTTTAAAGATAATGTTGATAAAGTTGAGAGTATTTCTAAAGAAATCTCAGAAGTAAAAGAAGATATCAGAGGACTGATTAGTAAAGAGGATTTGGATGAGGCAATGGTTGCTCATCTTCTCTTTGTTGAGGAGTCAATCAAAAAGATTGAGGGACGAATAAAGAGTATCAATGGAGATACTATTGATAAGATAAAAGAAGACTTTATAAACCTTTCTGAAACTGTAGAGAATTTTGTAGATGTTGATATTCCAAACTACAAAAAGTTAGTATCAGAGTCGGAGATTAGATTTGATACTAGATTTGCAAGTTTTAAAGGTTTAGTGGAAGAAGATCTTGATGGTATTAAAGAAGACATTAATAGAGAAGTAAACACTGCCTTAGCAGGTGTTGAGACAGTTAATGAAAATATTGTATCTGACTTAAAAAAAGATTTAAGAAAAACAACAAAAAATATTAATGAGACTGTAAGTAATCTTGTTAATGAAGAGTTTCCAAAGTACAAAAAACTGTTTGCAGAAACTGAATTAAAGACTGAACAAAGAGTCTCTGCATATGATGAAGTCATTGAGAAATTAACCTCAATGGTTAATGAATTTACTGAGAATGAAATTCCTAAGTATAGTAATCTGCTTATTGAGACTAAGATAAAGTCAGAAGAGGAAGTAAAAGAACTCGAAAAAAATGTATTGGATCAAGTTCAGTCGCTGAAAGAACAAATTGAAGTTCTTTCTAGTGACATTATAGAGAAAACTTCTGATATTGATTCTTTAGTTGAAGCAAAGGTTGACGAATTGCAATCAACGATTGATGACTCCAAACAAAAAATAACAGAGATATCTAATGTATATACATCTCTATATAAAGACTTCAAAAATAGAGAGATTCATGAAAACAAAAAGCTAGAGGAATACTCGGGAGAACTTGATAAGTTCTCTAAGAAATTTTCTTTCTTTGAAGAAACTATTGCTGAAGATGTAAGAGAACTGCAAAATGTACTAGATATTAGCACAACAAAATATTATGACATTCTCAAAAATGAAGTGGGTGAATTTGAAGAGAGTATGTCAAATCAAATTAAGGATCTAGAACTTAATCTGGTTGTCAATGAAAAACATATTAAAAAACAAAATGAAAGTATTGATAATATCAAAGAAGAAGTAAAAGATGTTATAGAGAGACTTCAGATTGAATCTATTGAGGAAAAGAACAAGGCCTTATTTGAAAAGGTAGTGTACATTGAAAAAATTCTCTCTGAATTCAACGAAAAAGCAATATTAAAGGAAGATAATCCAACACTTCCAGGAGATGCATCGACAAATAATTCGGCAGATCCATTAACTCCTCTTGATCAAAACTTTGTAACTATTGATCAACTACAACAGCATTACAAACTGTTTATCAATAGAATTCAGCAACAAATTGCTACTATCGGTGGTGGCGGTGCTGGGTTCATAAAGGATCTGGATGATGTTACCTTCGATCAAACCACTGGAACTAATGAACTGCTCATTTACAACGGAGCAAAGTGGGTCGGTATTGCTAGCACTGCACTTGGTGGTAGTGGAGGTTCAACACAACTAATTGATCTTACTGATGTTGACACTGCAAATCTTGGTGATGGTAGATTCTTAAGATATGATGCTTCGTCAGAAGAATTTACATTTGCTCCTGTTTCAGCAACTAATCTTGAATTGATCGCTGGTGATATACAGTCTGGTATTTTAACTACAACTAGCACAAACGCTGCAGTCGTAATGTCCATAAGTGCATCAACTTATAGATCCGTAAATTATCAGGTTCAGGTTACAAGAGGAACTAACTATAACATGTCAACCATTAATATCATTCATGATGGTACTAATACGTACATGTCAGAGTACGGTATAATCAATCAACCAATCGGAGTAGCTACATTCTCATCGGATATTAGTAGCGGATCATTAAGATTAATAGGACATCCAGCATTCTCATCAGAGACAACTTTTAAAGTAGTTTTTACCGCATTAGAGGTATGAAGACGTTTAAGCAGTTTCAAGAGTCTTGGAGTAATAAATATAAAAAGAGTATTGACTGCTCTAATCCAAAAGGATTCTCACAAAAGGCACATTGTGCCGGTCGTAAAAAAAAGTCTAAATGAG